CTACCCAACTCTATCCTGCAACTTACTTTGAGGTGATCAGTGAAAGTCGGTGATCTAGTTAGAATAAAGGCTAGCCAGCATATCGCAGGTGGCACCGCCGGAGTTATCACTTCCAAAAAAGGATGTGGATGGCCGAAAAAAGGGGCTGGGGTCTTTTGGGTTTTGATCGATGGTGTACCCCAGACGTATGACAGCAGTCAGCTGGTGAAGATATCATGAAAGTCGGTGACCTGGTAATGTTTGTTGATGAAGGACGCTACGCAAAGTGGTTCTACGGACAGTTTGCTGTAGTTGAAATAGCGACCGAGAAAACTCAAAGCTGCAGGGTGAGGTGGTTAACTCCAGTAAAGTATTTCAACAGTCACACGTCAGTCTCTGACTTTGGCTGGGACAAGTTTGAAGTATGTTCTGTGTAAGATAGCAGACACCGTGGTATAATAAGAGTATTAAGGGAGGCACATGTGATGTGTACAGAAGTTAGTTTCTATTTACAATTTGCAACGTATATGATGTTGATTGCGACCGTTCCACTCGGGATGGCGATTGTTTATATGATGGAGCGTAAATAATGAAGAAAGGTGATCTTGTAAGACTTGACACTAATAAGTGCTTTACTATGAAGCAGGGCGGAAAGCGTACTTTTCCGCTGAGCAATTATGCCAACGACACTGCGGGCACAGTCGAGGCGACACGGCTCGCAACCGATGAAGATGTCAGCGATTGGTATGACAGCGACGCTAGCAAGGGAATGACTGGCGGAGGCGAGACAAAGCTTCCTCCAACTGCATATACAGTCAGACTTCACAGGGATCGAGTCTACATGCTCCTCCGAGCGAGATGTCGGCCGCAATGGAACTATCGCTCTCACCCTGGAATGGCGCTGGTCCTCTGCACAGAATCTGGTAGAGAAGCCTATGTCAAGCGTGACCTTTTGGAGGTGGCAAGCTGATGAAAGCAACAGTAACTAACACTGCGGGAATTCTCTTTCTCGCAGATAATGCGAAAGGCAGATCGCGATCTGTCTATGAAGACAAATTTATTCAGCATGTTGATCCTGACGGGATGCATGTGATGGGATTTAGCATGTTACACAATGATGTGGAGATGCGAACACAGTGGCTCTGTAAGATGAGAGACACTGACGAGCCTGCAGAGATCTGGCTCGATGTGGACTTTGACGCGCTTAGAGCGTGCACGACTGATATCGAAACAAACAACCAAGAGGTAAAAAATGGAAAGTGAAATGACAATTGACGAACTGAAGCCCTATGCTGAAAAGTACTTCTCAGAAGTTATTAAGTGCATGATCGAAACGCCCGAGCGTTCAGCTGAGTATGATTCTCACGTTGAAGATCTTGAAGCTATGAGCGAAAAGATGGATGAACAGTCTTTCGGATATCTTAAGCTCAAGGTAGTATACTGATGCTTGGGTTTCTAGGAGACGTTGTTACAGTAATGATTTCTCTTTATCTATATGACAAGTTTAAGGACTGGCGCGACCGCCGTCGCTATCATGCTATGTGGTGATCAGTGAAAGTCGGTGATCTAGTTAGACTTAGGAAGTCTCATCCGGCAGTACAGCGCTGGCGGAAAAGTTACCGGAGGCACGGGCACCCATTCATCGGGAAATGGGCAGATGAGGGCGCAGCGTTACTCCTGCTCAATGAGTGTGATTATATCGATGGAAGGTGGGAAGTGCTCGGCCCAGCCGGCCAGTCAGCATCTTTTGATTATTATTTGTTTACGACGCGGGGGATGACATGAAAGTCGGTGACTTGGTAGTGGTAAACTTTCCCAGGGGATACGAGAAACCCGTTGTGGGCATTTTCGTTTGTGATGACACAAATGCTACCGGATATGACAAGGACGGATTCCGAGTTATTACCCGAGGATTCGTGTTGTGGGACGGCGACATCTTTTCAACACCCGTCGATCAGATAGAGGTGGTAAATGAGAGTAGGTAATTTAGTGCGCCCGGTGCCGGGGCACTTTACAGTAAGTGAAGAAAATTGGATTGGCGTGGTGATTGACTTTCATATACGCGTTGACAACTGTGGCGAGCCGCTTGAGAGGTATGCTATTGTATGCTGGAACTCCGACTTCCCACAGGAAGAAGAATATCCGGAATCTCTTGAGGTGATAGGATGAAAGTAGGTGACTTGGTACAAATATCTGTAGAATCTATCATGTCTGGAAAAGGACAAGAAACTGTTGAGGGTTGTGGTATGATCATCCAGGATCAATCGCCGATGAGGCCGGCGCACCTCCCCAGGCTGGTGAACGTGCTATGGGACGATGGCAAGATAGAAGAGAATCATACGTCTGACTTGGTGGTGCTCAGTGGACGTAGGTGATAGGATGAAAATTGGTGATCTGGTTAGATGCACCCCCAATGTACACGGAGATGAGAACAGAGTGGGTATTATCACTCATCTCTGGGTTGGCGGTGCTGCTAGCGTTCTGTATGAAGACGGTGAGTATGATGTCGACAGCGATGATCTAGAGGTAATAAGTGAAAGCCGATGGGGACGATGCACGGTCAGTGATTAGTAGAACTACTGAGGATAAGATACTTATTCTAGATGAACAAGCATACGTCCTTTGAGATAGGTGATTTAATTGCTGTGTTTGGCGGTGAGATCAGCAAAGAAGGCAGCACTGCAGACAGTGTCACTGTGTGCAAAGTGTTAGTAGTAGGTGAGCTAGACCTGTTAGTAGAAGAAGCGTCAGGTAGATTCTCTCGACTGTCTACATGTTTAGTTCCCAAGACGTTGAGCGTAAAGCTTGAAATAAGCCCGAGTCATCTTGAGAGCGAGACAACTCTGACACCGCAACTCGGGGATCTCGTCCTTGCTTATAGCCGTGACAGTTTCAAAAATGAAACTCCTACTAAAACCACTGGGATATTATTTAAGATAACTTATAAGCTAGGTAAACCGTATGTGTGCACCATCATTTCAGGTGATGAGATGAAAGAAGTACCAGCCGATAACTTAATAGTTCTTCAAAGAAAAGCTTAGGATTGTATTATTGCCAAGCGCGCAGTATATTGTATTATCTAGGAGCCACTGATGAGATCCGGAGACCTGGTTAGATTCCGTGCGCCACACTGGCTAGGCGGAGCAGGCATGCCGGAAGATGAGTGTCCTTGGCTCATTGGACTTCTCATTGAATATCACAAGTGGGAAAAAATAGCTACAGTCATGTATAACGATGAGTTACTAAGGCTCGCAGCTCGAAACGTTCAAAAATATGGAAGGAGATATCTTGAATGAAGGCATGCGACACAATTGAGTTCTGGTCAGATCCGGTCATTATCCTGGTAGGCGCTATAACAGTATTCTATATGTTTGCTTGGGTGATGGAGAAGATTTCTAACTTTATTGGATACAGTGACGACTGGGAGGACTAGTGGAAGTAAATGAACTGATGTTTTGGGGTGTCTTCGGACTTTTTGTGGAACTTTGCTTTACTGCATTGAGAGCGCTAATTCAGAAAAAACAATGGAGCCTCATTGGTCATACATCTATCTGGATGTTTCCCATCTATGCATTTGGGCTGACATACGGCTTTGACTTTATTGAGTATTTAATCACAACAGACTTTGTTCGCTATCTTACATACCCTTTTTGGATTTGGGCCGTCGAACTAGCTGTTGGTATTCCAGCCCTGTATCTGGGTCTTCGTTTGTGGGACTATAACTATTTGCCCAAGTGGCTACACTGGAAGGGCGTTATCAGTTTTGCACATTACCCTCTATGGGCTGGGTTTGGAGTAATGGTGGAGTTGATCAAATGATAATTGGCGACCTAATTAGATTTGAGGCCAGTGAAGATAATGATGAACGTATGTTCGGAACGATTCTTAGATTCTCAACTTACGAGGGAGGCTGCGGCCACGGCCGATCGCAGCCGCCTGAGAGAATCATCGAAGTGCTATGGAATACAGGCGAACTGGGCTGGATTTTAGCTGAACGAGTGGAGGTTGCGAGTGCTTAGACTGATTCCATTTATATTCTTGATTGCTTGCGGACCTTATAGATATCTCAAAAAGGATTACATAACCCTATCAGAAAGTCCGTGTGTAGACGGAACTATTCTCAATATCGACCAGGCAGGCTGCGAAGGGTTCTACTGGGGAACAGATATAGAAATGATTACACTCAAGATTCGATGCGCCTATGCGCCCGAAGATAGCTTTTGGACAAAATCATCTTTCTATGCAGTGCCTCATGACTATGAAATAATTCACGCGAATTGGAAGCTTTACTGTCAAGATAAGTACGTGAAGATGTATTCAGTTTCGCCGCCCACGAAATTGGAGATGGCAGAAGATGAGCAGTGATTCGAACAAGACTCTGGAAGATATTTATCATCGAGCACAAGATCGAATCTGGGACGGTAGAGCTACTCTCGAACAACTGATTAATACTTACGGCAGCCCATCCCTACCTCCAGAGAAAGCGAAGGCACTCCAGAATATCTTCGCTGTGATTCTTGCGGGAGAAATGGCAGCTTGGAGAATTTCATTGCAGCTAGCAGATAGTGTTAGTGATGTAGGTGCCAGAATGGCAGCAACTAGCCAAGCACATGATGAAGCTCGACACTTTTATGTAATGAGGGACTACCTCAAACTAATCAATTATCAAGAGCAGTCGGTTCCAGCACCGGTAACTCAGGCATTAAAAATGATTTTGGATACTGACGATCTGGCAAAGAAACTGCTTGGAATGCAACTCATGGTAGAGCCGGTTGCGCTAACAATATTCCAAGAGGTCCGACGAGTGTCGCCCGAACCTGTACTAGCAGAACTTTTGAAGTATTTTGAAAGAGATGAAGCGCGACATGTTGCACTTGGAGTGCATCATTTACCTGTCGTTGCTAAAAACATGGGCCCAGTCAGGACAATGTCTTTGATTTCATGGCAGCTCAAAATCTTCATGCTTGAACTCGAAGGGTTAAAAATGTTGAGAGAAGATTTCACAGCACTCGGGCTCTCCCCTGAAGGGTTATTCGACTTAGCTGAAAAGAAACAGCTAGATGCACTTCGAGACTTTGTTAGCGAACTGGGTCTTAGTTCTAAAGTGTGGGAACCTATCCGATTCTTTATAAGATATCAGAAAGGTCGGGTGCTTAGTTGAAGACAGGTGACTATGTTCTGGTTAGTTTAGGCGTTCATGATGAACAAATGCCGGCTGAACGCCGCGACGGATTAGTTGTAGAGCTGGTGGGCCCGCGAAAGGATCAGGTCATTGTGATGTTTCATAACGGCGCTTTCTTGAAGTTTCATAAGTCTCAGTTAACTTTACTTGTAAAGATTCCCGGATCGCAGTAGAATAAACTATTGGTTAACAAAAAGGAGGAACCATACATGTCTGTTATTGACAAGCTTAGAAATATGAACTTAGATCATGATGCTGAAGTATCACTGTCTCTCGCTGAGGGAACTGATGTTTTCGTGCATAATGAGACCGAAGTCGAAACTGCACTTCAAGAAACTGATGTTGTCAACACATTTTCAGAGTTGATTGCAACCCCGGGTTTGACTGTTACGACTCAATATGGGACTAACGTCATTGAGTCCCTTCGTGATGACGGTCTTCTGGATGATTATGATCGCGGAAGTTTTTCATTCGCTGAGTATCTTACTGAAACTATTAGCGATAACTTCTATGATCTAGATTTAATTGAATATTCTACTGAGAAGTATGATCACAAGCGAGGCTTCTGTACGCTGAGTGCTGATGTCAGAGTGTCTGTGAAAGAACTTTTTGATATTTCTCCTTACTTGGGTGGCTGGGATGTGACCGTTCAAACTGAGAATGGTACGCTTAAGCTTGATAAGTGATTAATGTCACCTGGTGATTTTATCGTAAGAATTGCTTACTTAGATGACAATCACATATGTGGTGTCATTGTCGACTTTGATTGCGATGACGATCCCATTATATTGTGGAACGGCGGTGTAATCGAAGAAGAGTACTTAAACATGGTAGTGCTGGCAGGATAATGTCAATCGTTTTTTCCCATATATATTACTATGGGAAGAAGGCGAAAGAAGAAGCTATGGAGTAAGCCGTCGGTCTATGAAACGATTGACGGCCTTCAAGTAAAAATGGATAGTACATGGGAGGTCGCCTGTGCCAGACGTCTGGATGAACTCGGCATCCGTTGGATAAGAAACCCAAGCCTCAAGCTGAAGTACACCACGCGGGGTAGAAGACAACGGAACTACATCCCAGATTTCTATCTTCCAGACCTGGATATTTATATCGAGGTAAAAGGATACTGGACCGATGCCGCGCGGCACAAAATGAAAAGCGTGCAGATAAACAATGATGTTAAGATACTAATCCTCGAGAGCCTAGAAGACATTAACAGCGTGGGTGATAAGCTTTCGTAAGTTACTTTTTGACGGACGAAGGGTAACGCCAGCGCTTAAGATCGACTCACACACGCGCTTCCGCCACAAGTAACTTGTGCCCGTCACCACGTGACGTCTGGTTCACCTCGATTCATCGAGCACATGTGTGATACTTATAGCAAGATGACGACAACCGACAAACAGGACTACATTCAGCTAAGCGCAGATAAAGTAATTGATATCATTGGCTCTCGACGGACCATGTGGTTCGTTCACCTTCAGAAGACAGGCGGCCACTCGGTGATGGGCTTGGAAGTTAATCACCGATCCAAGTTCAAGTTCCGCTGCTCAAGCCATGGCTGGATGTTCTCACCTAAACCGTCGAGCAGCTACCACGATGAAGTGTTAAGAAATGACAAGAGCAAGTACGTTGTCTACTCACACGTACGCAATCCATACGACTGGCTGACTAGCTTTTACTTTCACAAGCCTCACGGAGTAGGTCGTGTCGAACAAGCATGCGAGACTTTCAAGGAGTTCATCCTAGATATCCATGGATCGAATGATCGTTGCAGGTATTTCAAACAAGGGGAGACAGCCAAGGGAGATGTACGGTGGCCGGCAAGATACTTGCAGTCATGGCAGACCTTTGATCCACTCAACACTAACGGAGAAAAGCGCTCCCGTGCAGAGTTCTACATCCGCTGTGAAAGGATGACTGAGGCATACAACAATATCTTTGACACAAAGATAGGTCATGCAAATAAGACAAGGAAGAAGAAAGACTACAGGGATTGCTGGGATAACGAGATGATCGACTTAGTCACAGAGAAACGAGGTCAAGAGCTACGACTCTTAGGGTATGACTTCAACGGCCCGATCGACGACGCTTGCGCGATCAAGGTGATCGGGACTTATAAGTTCAAAAGCGGAAACCAGACGTGAACCTCCTCACAAGTAACTCGTCGGCGAGCACTCGCGGGTTTGCACTTCACGGCGGCAAAAAACAAGAAACGCTATAGCGGGAGGAAGAGTTACTCGTGGACAAGTTACTCGTGCATAGAGAGAGACACGCAGATAAGTTACTCGTCCTCAGAGCGTAGACGATATCAGAGCGCAGCGTAGAGTACTCACGTTGATATCGACCAGTTCCCGGCACCCTGCCCATTAGTTACTCGTCGTCACACCCGCAAGTTACTCGTCGGTACATTCATTAGTTACTTTTCCTCAGACTTTTGCTCAGACGACGAGTTACTCGTCCATGGATCACTAGTACTTTTCCTCGAGATGTTACTCGCGCAAGTTACTTTTCCTCGAGCATTAGTGCTTTTCCTCGATATCGTACTTGCGGGTACCTGTGATCACTCGTAGCGCGTGGCCACGTAGCCACGAACCATGGCTCTGCGTAGCGGCCCTCGAGAGGTACTCACTTGCGAGTAAAGTCGCTGCTACGGGTTGACAGGTTACGTTCAACTAAAGGGTTAAGGGTAACAGACTTAGCCCCGACTCGGACAAATGTACACGTATTTTGTGTAAAAAGATCTTTTACAAACATTTTACATCAATTTTACTCACTTTTTACATCTCGGAGAGCCCAAAATAGCTCGAAAGTAGCGTGTACAACCCGCGCGCATGTGGTAGAATAAGATCAGATGGAGGAAGGCGAGAAAAAAGGTTGCCGCACCCGATGGGATCCGTTCCCGCGGGTAGTGTGATGAGGGAGCCCTGAATTCGCGACCCTGCGGCTCAGGCTCGATGTGCGGACCCTTCGTGGATCGTCCGCGGGAACAGGTGGGTACACGTGCGGCAGCCTTTGGAATCGACGAGAATAAAAAAGGAATGAGTCAAATGGTGCCGTGGACTGTAGTTTTTGTGAAGAGAGGAAGCCTCGAGATATCTCAACGGAGAGTCGTGGCCCCGACGGACGCAGGCAAAGCGTGGACGCACGTGTCAAGTCTGCTCGATGACGGGTGGCTGCTCTGCATGACCAAGGGGAGTCATGAGATGGTCCTGGGTCAGGTACCTGTCGGCCGAGATGCCCTCGAAGACCTTCGTCAAGGGGGCTCAGACCAGGTCCAGATGTTCGCGACCCTGCCTGGCTACTCCCCCTGGACAGGAGACGGGAGCACTTGATAATGAATGTCACTTTCAACTGGCTCCGGAGCAGCAGCATCATGTGATATCTTAACAATCTTTTTACATTTCACGAAGCCGGCCGGCACAGAGGCTGCGCGGTAGCAGTGTTCCCACCGGGTGGTGCGGCGGCCAGGCTGCGCTGCGGGTCAGGAGTGGGCATCGGATCTCGAAATAGCGCGGCCCGGAGTCAGGCGGTTTCGTGTAAGGCTCGTGGGGGCGTGGTATAATAAGAAAGTAAAAGGAGAAATCACATGGCAGCTGATATCACAGTCACTCTCAGCCCCGCGGAGGCGGAGCTCGTCAAGAAGGCGATCGACTACCTGCAGGACGCATGCGCCGCGGCAGCCGAAGCCGACGAGTGGGCGGTCCTGGAGCGGGCACACAAGAAGATCGAGGCCGAGGAGGACGCCGATGCCTGATATCGCGATGATCCGACACGGAGCCTGGCGCAAGAAGCACGTGATGTTCAATGAGGTCATGTGCCAGTGCATCGAGGCTGACGAGGAGGGATATCCGCTGATCAGCCGGGTGCTGGAACGAGACGACCATGACCCCAGGCCGGAGCCGGATGGTGACGTCCAGGCGCGGCCAGAGCCGCCCACGTTGCTCGTGCCCTACGAGGAGTTCCGGGAGCTGGTGTTCAACCTACCCGAGTTCAAGGATCTGCCCATTCTGGAGAACGCCAGGCTCGCAGCCGGGGAGCCGCAGTACTTCATTGCGAAGTGCTTCAGCGGCGCCGACCGCGCGGTGGGTGACATGGTGCTCATCGACACGCAGGGCTACGAATACGCGCGCTACAAGGCGCCGGTATATACGATCGATTCTGTGTAAAACGGCCCTGGGTAGGGTATAATAAGAAAGTAAGGAATCACACATCACTCTCGCCAAGGAAAGAGAACTCATGACAGCACTTTTTGGAAACTTCAGCCCCGCACGTATCAACGCAATCGTGGACGACCTCCTACGTAAGGAGCCGCGCGGAGGCGGAGACAGGGCTGGTATGGAGTTCGACATCCGGAATCAGTACTGCAACCGGTACAACCACTGGCGCGATATCCAGACGTGCAATAAGCCCTACTGGGGTTACACTGAGCTAGAGATTGCCCGGTTGGGAATGCACACCCATGGCGCTGTGGAATCGTACATCATGGACCGATTCTATCCGGACGCCGGATCGCACTACCACCTGCCGTCAGGTCAGAAGGCGGGTGCCAGTCGCAAAATCAATCGAATCTGGGACCGTATCGAAAGCATCCGGCGCGCCACGCGGAGGGGAAGCCTCCCGGGCGTATACGAAATCTCGGCCGGCGACAACTACTATGCCCCGACGGTGGGCTATGTCATCGCTGACAATGGCGACCACGCAAGCCAGCTGGGGACCACCCTGTTCGGTTGCTTCGCACCGAACATCGAATCCTTCCCGGCCACTTTCAAGGGCTTCCCGAACATCGAGCGGCTCGAGCGTCTTGCTTCGCAGCTGCAGGCCAAGTTCGTCGAGGAAGCTGAGAAGATCGAGGTGGACTACAAGGCGGCGAAGGCTGAAAACGAGAAGAACTCTCTCAACGCGTCAATGGCTCAGATGGTGGCACTCGACCTGGTCGAATCCCTTCGCGAGGATGCCGATGCCGCGTAGCCGCGGCTCCGGGTCCGGGCACCTTACGGTCCGGCCGGATACTTATAAAAAGCGACAAGCTTTATGTAAGATGAGTCCCTATAGGGTATAATAAGAAAGTAAGGAAACAAAAACACACACACTCAACGGAGAATCACACACATGGACATCAAGACTTTCAACAGCATCGCCCCCCGACTTCCGGCCCACATCGCGATCCTCATGCAGGGACCCACGGGTATCGGTAAGAGCCATCTGGCCTATGCCATTGCCGCTGGGTTGGAGCTCGACGTTGTCGATCGCCGCCTCTCGCAGATGAGCGAAGGCGACATGGTCGGCCTTCCGGAGCTCGTCGATGGCTGCACTCGCTTCTGCCCGCCGGACTGGTACGCTGACGCATGCCTCAACCCGCGGGTCCTCTTCCTGGATGAGCTCAACCGCGCCACCCCCGAGGTGATGCAGGCTGCTTTCCAGATCGTCCTGGACCGTGAGCTGAATGGCCACAAGCTGCACCCCGAGACCCGCGTTTTCGCGGCAGTCAACGTTGGTGGTGAGTACGAGGTCAACGAAATGGACCCGGCACTGCTCCGTCGATTCTGGAGCGTGGAGCTGGAGCCCACTCACGAGGACTTCCTCAACTGGGCCGAGGACCGTTTGGCCCCTGTTATCGTTGACTTCATTCGTCAGCACCCCGAGCACCTTCGTCCGACTAAGGCCGTGGAGCCCGGAAAGGTCGCTCCGAACCCCGCTAGCTGGGAACGCGTCGACGTCTCTCTGAAGCACATGGGAGAGGTGGCTAACCCCTCCGACGTGTGGTACCCGGTTGCCCTGGGTATGGTCGGTGTCGAGGCTGCTATCGCTCTCGTCGAGTTCGCCAAGAACTGGGAGAACGTGGTGTCCGCTGAGGACGTCCTCGACAACTGGGATGGAGTCCGCGACGATGTCGTGATGATGGAGGCCTCGAAGCTCAACGGGCTGATCGCCAAGGTCGCTGCTCACTGCGGTGAGAACGACTGGAAGCTCAAGCAGGCCAAGAACGTGGCCGCTTTCGCAGCCTCCCTGCCCTCCTCCGAGATGCTGGTGCACCTCTGGAATCAAATCAGCGGCTCGCAGCGGCTGGCCAACATCCAGAAGGTCCATAAGCTCATCGGTAAGCAGGTCGTCACGGCCGTTAACGAAGGGCGCAATGTCTAAGTCCAGTGTGTGGACAGTGTGGCGTCGGCCCCGAGAGGGGTCGGCGTTTTGCACCGCGAGCCGGCTTCACCTCAGCTCAGCTGAGCGAGAGTTGGGCGCAGATCACACAACTTCGTGTAAGACACGACTAGACGTGGTATAATAAGAAAGTAAGGAAAGGAATACAAACATGACCACTCAGAACACAGCGACTGACATCCCCGCCGGCGGCAACAACCTCACGGACGCGGAGCTCGCAGCTTTCGACCTTGGCCCTCACCTCGTCAACCTGATGTGGGATGAGCCCTTTTTCGCGGCTATGCTTCGCGACATCACGAAGACAGAGTCGAAGTCGATCCCGACCGCCGGTGTTCTGGCCAGAGACGGTGAGCTCCAGATGTGGTGGAACCGCGGGTTCGTGGCCGGACTGAGAGCCAAGCGCGTCAAGGGTCTTCTCAAGCACGAGGTTTACCACCTGGTCTTCGAGCACACCACCACGCGGAAGAACACCCCGCACCTGATTCACAACTACGCGACCGACCTCGCAATCAACTCCCTTATCCCCGAGGATGAGCTGCCTGAAGGTGGACTCATTCCAGGCAAGGCGCTGACGTTGAGCGCGGAAGCTCGTGGCAAGATGAGCCAAGACGCCATCGATCGCTTCGAGCGCATCTCGGCCAAGATCGAGAGCCTCCCGCCGATGATGAGCTCCGAATGGTACTTCGGTGAGCTGATGAGTGACGACCAGTTCCGTGAGGACATGGAGCCGAAAGGCGGCGAAGGACAGCCCGGTGAGGGCGGTGAGCCCGGTGAGGGTGAGGCCAAGGATGGCGTCCCCGGCACTATGGACGACCATGGTGGTTGGGATGAAGGTGGGATGAGTGAAGCTGAGAAAGAGCTCGTCAAGGGCAAGGTCAAGCAGGCACTCAAGGAAGCCGTCGCCAAGTGCGACAGCACTGGCAAGTGGGGCAGCGTGGGAGCCGAAATGAGAGGCACCCTCCGCGCAATGTGCTCGAATGAGGTCGACTGGCGCAAGGTCCTTCGTAACTTCTGCGGCATGAGCCAGCGGGCCAACAAGTCCCGTACCATGAAGCGCATTAACCGCAAGTACCCCTACATCCACAGCGGCCGCAAGGTCGGACACTCCGCCAACGTGGCGGTCTACGTCGATCAGAGTGGTAGCGTGGACGATGAGGCTTTGGCCCTTCTCTACGCCGAGCTCGAGCAGCTGGCCCGTCGGGTGACCTTTACCTTCATCCCGTTCGACAGCTCGGTCGACACAGAGAATGAGTTCGTCTGGAAGCGCGGGAAGCGCGCCAAGCTGGACCGGTTCCGCTGCGGCGGCACCAACTTCCGCGCAGTGGCGGAGCACGCCGAGCAGAATCGGCACCGCTTCGACGGCTACATCGTCATGACTGATGGTGAGGCTGCCGACCCCGGTCCCTCCCGGATGCGTCGGGCATGGGTCATCGTCCCGGGACGGAAGCTGCTCTTCGATCCGCACCGCGGTGACACGCTGGTCCAGATGAAGGAATCCAAGCGGGCCGCGGCATGAGTGAGATCGCTGGAGGTATACTCTTCCTCGCTTGGGCTGGGCTCATCATTCTGGGTATGGTCCCTTCACTGGGAGCACGTTTCGGACTATGGCTGCGCGGCGACTCGCTGCGCGAGCCGGCTCCACCTCCACCGTCAGCGGAGCAGGAGTGGACAGCGGATCCAACCGTCGGAAAGAATCTCGACAGGTTGGTGTAAAACACGCTCGGATAGGGTATAATAAGAAAGTAGAGGAGGACACTGCTCGCGCTGGCATCACCAGCCGTCTGGAGCCGAAAGGCTAGGTCCCCTCTTCAACTTTACCTCTCACCGAGAAAGACAGATATGATCAGATGGGACTACCGAGATGGAGACCTGATTCGAAACAGGCGCACCGGAGCACTCCGTCAAATCCAGGGAGCTGAGTTCACCAAGCGGTGGATGGATGCGGAGGACCATGAGATGGTTGCCCACGGAATGGGAGAGTACGCCGGGAGCTACGGTGGCGCGATCAAGACTATTCCACTTGACGACCTCGACGGCCGGTTCGGCCGAGGGGTATATACAGTGAAGACCAGTGAGATACGACGACTCTGGATCAACCTCACTGCTGAAGCAGAGAAGGAGGGAACAAATGAAGCTTCCTAAGGGCAAGCTGGCCGATATCCGCAGACAACTCAAAGAGAAAGTTGAGGAAGGGGAAATCGAGGAAGGACCGTCCAGGACCCGCGAGTGGACCGGGGACCGTCCAGAAAAGAAGCGCACTATCAGGCGCAGCATCAAGAGTCAGGTACTGGCCCAGGGTCACGTGTCGCGACGGAGCAGGACATTTGCTTTCGAAGAAGGCGATCTCGTAGAAATCCACAATGTTCCGCACGGTCTTCGAAGAGACGTAAAACGTGGCGATGTCGCCATGGTCATTTCGACGCTGGGTGGTGGAGAAAGAGTCACTATTCAAATCGGCGCACACATAGCTTCAGTTAGTGGAACAGCGCTTAGACCATTGCCAGATTATGAAGAGGAAGACGATGAGTAACATTATCGACATGCGAGAGTATAGAGAGATCGATCCGATTCTCAGAAAGGGAGACCTTGTCAGAGTGATCGAGTATCAGCCACCTTACGAACACCATATCGATGGACTGACAGGTATTGTCGTTGAAGTTCTCGAGACGTACGGTCCGGACACAGATGTGCCAGGACAAGCGAGCTGGCTGACCATCGCAGTTCCCGATGAGGAGGGCTGGTCAGAGTACGAGGTAGCACTAGGGATGATCGTTAGGCTCCTGGGTGCCGAGGCAGATGAGCTTCGTGGATATCAAGTGGGTTCTGTGTAAGACGATCGCAGATAGGATATAATAAGAAAGTAAACAAAGGAAGGTCGCATGAAAACACTGAAGCCCATCTTGCTAATCTGTGGTGGAGCATTGCTCGCCCTATATTTCGACTGGAGCGGCCTGACGGCTGACGTCTCGTCACTAATCGGAGGTGCACTCTAATGAAAAAGAAGTACACAATCAAGAAGTTCAACGGCGATGACCAATACAGCTGGGCGGTATTCCGCGCAGAAGACGTGAAGGGGATGCGAAGTCCCATCTTCTACGGTGACGCGACGCCGGTCATCAATGGTCTCGATCGCTCCGAAGCCCGGTATCACAGAGATCGACTGGAGCAGATCGCATGAAAACGTATACTTTCATCATCGGCAGCATGGACGACTTCGAGGGAATCGAAGACCTCATGGATTACGTGGAGCAGCAGGGTCCGGACTGGCAAAGGGGTAGATTGAACTACACATGTCATGAGTTCGAGGCACCTGAGAGCTGTGACGAGGAGACTGTGACCCTGATTGGTCGTGGTATCGCGTTCAGTAACGACTGGTCTATGGATGGGACGTACAGTTTTCTTGTGCACGGTGCGCTGGAGACTGAGTCCGAGAAGGACATGTTCGCACGCGGTGTGGAAGCTCGTGAGTCTATGAAGAGTACTCCCCGCGGCGTTGATACGCTTCACCCAGCAAACGATCCGGTGAGCTGGTAATGAAAGAAGCCTCAGTACAAGTTAGCAAAGAAGAGGCGAACATCCTCCTCGACGCTCTAGAAATGTACGGCGGTGTACACGATGCCATCGTCGGTGGACTGGGTCACAGAGCAATTGCCCTCATGGATAAAGTCATCGAAGCCGGCCTCGAGGCCGGTTGGGAAGAGGATTCTGACGTGGGCACTGTGGCCACGGACGGGGATGATTTGACTATCAGTGTACGTGTCGACACGCTCGCTGAGCGTACTCCAGCTCAGGGAATCGACCCCTTCGAGCTACCGGAAGAGGACGACATTACCGGATATCCGGTGTAAAGCGCTCGAGCGCATGGTATAATAAGAGTATAAGGAAAGGAAAACAAATATGCTTTTTCTCAAAGGACTCGCACTGATTTGGAGCTTCGCGCTCGTCTGGTTTCTGATTTACGTCGGGATCGCAGGCTGGCTGCGGATGTTTGCCATCATTCCCACTTTTTTCATGAAGGACAACTAATGACTAAAACTACTGCACGATCCCTCATCGGTAAGGGCGTCGAAACCTTTATGGTCTTCGTCGGATTCTATATCATCGGTTTCTGTACCGTTATCACCATGGCGTGGGGCGCATTTAGCCTCTTGTCTTGGGCCATCTTCGGATAATAGGAAAGCCTCATGAACATTCTTAACGATATTCTCTCAGAAGTAGAGCGGGCTACGCCCTTCGAAGCTGCTCAAGATCGAGCTAACATGTTCTCTGTGAACATGTTTCTGGCACACTCAATGAATGAGTGCATCAAGCACGGACTGTCCGTGAAAGGTAGCACCCAGGAGTTCGAACAGAAGATGCTTTTGGCCGCAAAGACGCTAGAGGCTATGAACGTTTCCGCCTAATTATATGTAATACAGCGGATAGCATGGTATAATAAGAAAGTAAGGAAAGGAATCTTACAAATCACTCAAACTCCTCACCAAGGAAAGAAACAGACATGAAGCTCAACGTACGCAACGACGACATCAAAGTTGGAACCAACATTCTCGACATCGAGGTGCCTGACGCACTCCGACGTAGAGTCCCTACTGGCGTCAAGTTCTTCGACGATGCACTCGGTGGTAAGGGTCTTACTCCCTCAGCCGTATACTTTTTCACTGGCACCCCGGGGTCTGGCAAGACCACAATGATGCTCAGCCTGGCGAACAACATCACCCGGAAGGGTGGCGTCGCCTTGTTCAACACCGCAGAGGAAAGCCTCTATCAGGTGCGCATGACCACTGAGCGTCTCAATCTTCGGAGCGGTTTCATCGCAGGGCAGGAGAATCACATTCCCACCCTCCTCGAGAACTGCGACGCTATTCGCGCTGCGAACCCCGGAAAGGACTTCGTCCTGATCGTGGATTCCCTCCAGTGCATGGACGATGGCAAGTTCAACTCCGGTCGAATCACGACCGCGACGGCTGAGCGAAGCCTTCAGCTCATTACGGACTATTGCAAGACTCACATGGTCAACGCGATCATTATCGGTCAGGTCAACAAGTCCGGCCAGATGGCTGGAAGCAACAAGCTGAAGCACATGGTAGACGCGATGCTTTCGCTGGATGTGGAGCGCAAGGACCAAGATCTCTTCGGATGTCGGGTTCTCACCACCGAGAAGAATCGGTTCGGTGGCGCTGGTCACATCTTCTACCTGAATCTTCGCGCAAATGGATTTCAAGAGGTGGCTCGAGTGAGTGTCGGATAATGACACCACCGTCGGACGGGGAGTCGCCTCTTTCTTGGTGACCCGTCCGGCATCCACCCCCTTCTCGAGGAACAATGTATGGAGCCATGGACCCACGATCACATTCATGACAAACCGAAAGAAAAACACCGACTAGCTCGTGCCCTCGTTGGCGTCGCGTTGGTCTGGAGCAGCGTTCTGGTAGTAACTGTTGGAACTGCTAGAGGCGTGAAGGAAGCAATGAAACGTGTAAAACACCGCGTAGTAGGGTAGAATAGAAGTGCAGGAGGTTCTGTAATGACAGACAAGCTAATAGTTCAAAAACTAGTGTCAGCTGACAGAGGTGAAGAGCGCGTAACAATGTTCGAATGTCGAGTTACCGGGGATCTGATCATCCGCTTTGGAGGTGGAAGCTACACGCTTCGTGCTAAAGCCGGTGAGATGGCAGCGTTGTTGCTAGAACTCTCAGTGAAAGCTTCTGCAGCTGCCGGAGGAGTTATCGATGTCGATTGAAGAGCTGCTTGAGTTAGCAGTAGAGTACAACTGGGAAGTACAGTATGATGTCGATGGGCAGCTGATCTTCTTCACGGGCGTCAACGATGAGAGTAAACGAGTAGATCCGTTGACCTACGAAGACTGGGACGACGAAGATATCGACGACGAGTACTTGACGTGATATGCGCCCGTAGCTCAGCTGGATAGAGCATCGGCCTTCTAAGCCGAGGGTCATAGGTTCGAATCCTATCGGGCGTGCCATTTACGAAGAGTTTATGTAAAACACCTCCATGTGAGGTATAATAGAAAAGTAAGGAAGGAAACTACTCCGGTGCGAAACTAAGGGTCGTTAACGTCGGGACTTGACCCCCCCGCTGAACACAGATACTTTTACATTTTGAGGACTCGGGTTTAGCGGCTCGAGTAAAAGGTGGCGGCGGCAGTCGCAGTAAACAAACCTCTGACGGTGAGCGATGCATTGGTGATCGCAAGACTCCGGAGACATGAGAACCATGTGCACCAACCACATGGAACGTACCTCGCAAGACGGTCCGTCACCCCCTCTACCCTTTCATCCAGCTCAAGCACGGGCATAGCCCAAGACTCAATAGCACGGATGATTTGGGTCGTTAGCTCAGTTGGCAGAGCATCGGACTTTTAATCCGCAGGCCCCGGGTTCGAGCCCCGGACGACCCACCATTCACTTAGAGACACTTAGCGTATACACAGAGCGCACTTCGAAGAGTATACATATAGTTGCATGGCTGACAAAGACAAAGCATCCAGCAGGGTCTGGCAAAAGAGGACATTCGAGCTTGACCAGCTCCGCATCGGATGCGAAATGCTCATTAAGGAGTCAAAGCGGCTGCTAAAAAAGATAGACGCCGAAGGGATAGACAGTAACTATAGCATCAACAGTGATGTTCTTAGGTGGGCGAGGCAAGCCCACAGCGCGTGTTACACTCTCTCGCTACTACGAGAATGTCAGGTGTATATCGACGCTGACTGTGGTAGAATAGAAGTGTTAGGAAAGGAAAGGTTCAATGGCAAAGAAAAAGAAGGTCAAGACCCCGAAACCACGCAATTGGTTAGCGGTTCGTGCCCGGCTCCGTCCGGGAGCGGGTGCTCACAGCCCGAACAAGTACACCCGAAAGGTAAAGCATAAGGGTAAGCCCATCTTGTAGTGTACACGAGATCAGCAGCTGAGTAGAATAAGAACATGGAAGAGCAAGACAAACTACTGCAGATGGCCGAGGAGATGGGCGAAGCCCGCCAGAGAATCGAGCGCACTGCAATGACATTGAAAACAAATCTCACAAATATTCGTTCAAAGATTAATCTAGCACTCAATGAGTTGGAGCGACGAGGAACGGAAGCAGATCTTGGCACCCTCGGAAGCTTGCACGAGACCGGTGCTGTAATTGACCAACAGGTAGAGAAGCTGAAAGAGCAACGTATCTACCTCGAGCAAGCACTTAACTCACTGAAATTGATCAAACTTACTTGAGGAGTAAGCGATGAGTATCGCATCAGAAGTGTATACACAGCTCGGTCTAGATGCTGTGGAAAGTTGGACTAGTCTCTGCCAGAGGTACGAGGCTATCAAGAAAGAAATGGAAACCATGAGAGGAGAGGAGCTGGACAGGTTGCTGAAAGAGATTCAATCGGTAGGCAGCGCAATAAACCGGATCGAGGAGGACGCAGGCATTCCAGCAAAGAATCGAACGAGCTAGATATATATAAGACGTCCCCTACTCCACCACAGCGAGGTTACTCGTATGACATATGAACTTTGGATCAACGGTGTTTTCTTTGATGAGACGCGTAGTCACTCACTTGCATTTGCATGGTTTAGCGACTGGCTAGCTCGTCACCCAAAAACTGTAGGGCTGAAATTCGAGCCGGACCCGGAGCCGACATCGTTCTTTCCCCGACTTTTCCTGTAAAACAGCAGCTGCTGTGATATAATAAGAAAGTAAACAAAGGAAGGTTACATGCCTCGCAAGTCTCTTGAACGTCGGCTCTCTGAAACCCAAGCAACTCTTGAGCTGTGGAAGGCAGCTGGGTTGGAGAATGATCGATCGGCGCAGTTCATGCGCGATATGATCGCGAGGATGCAGCGTAATAAGGGACTCTCGGCGGGACAGCGCAAGTACGTCGATTCCCTTATCGTTCAGGGTGCCCCGGTGATTCACAACGAAGCGCTGTGTGCCCGCATCGATGCCGCGGCCGCAGTCCCGGGGATGGAGTCATGCGTGTCGGCGATGAGTGACTTTCGGTATAAGCTCTCGAAAGGTTGGAACCTTAGCGAGAAGCAGCGGGCATTCCTCGACAGTATGCTCGAGCAGGCTGACAAGCTGAAGGCAGAAGGGTTGCCTACACTTACGGATGCGGAGCATGCGCTGGTTCAAGGGTTGTTGCGATTCGCTCAGCGACAGAATAGCTACTACTGGAGTCACCGTCCTGGAGCCGCGCGCGCATGCGAGACTGCTAAGAGCTTCTATGGGTTGCACAATACACTCACAGGTCGACAGCTTCAGTATCTTCGTGGATCGTTCAAGGGTGTCGTACGTCGTTACGAGTCCCCGCGGCTCGAGGAAGGATCGCTTGGGTATATGCGTCAGACGGCGGTAATGGTCGTCTCTGCACCGTATTTCTCCGAGCAGAATGGTGTCCTAGTACAGGATGTGCTGATCGAAGGCGCGATGAGGACTGTCAGGGAAGAGCAGCTCGGCAAAAGGCGTAGTCGCTCATGATCTTAGTACTGACTATTGCTTTCTTCACGTGGTTGATGATCCGATGGGGAGTCGAGCGGCATGACGCCATAGAAGCACACTTCAATGTTGGGAGCATGACGATCGATGAGAAGCGAAGGGTGCTCGAGCGATATTTCGCACAGTATCCGGACTATGAGGATTACTTTCTTGCGCTCCCGCCGCCGGCTCAGCGTCAGATAGTAGAGTCGATTTTGTCTAATCTAGATAGAGAAATGCAGATGAACAAGCCACGATGGTGGCAGAATGTGTGAGGGTAAGCCCATGTGGAAGTAATAGATCGCTATAACAATAACAAAGTAACTGCCCCATAGGGGAGCGACTATATAAAGGTAAGGTAGCCGAGAGACTGCCGAGGTCTGAGTATGCTGATCGGGAGATGTTGATAGTCGTAGAGGCATCAATGATCGATTAGACAGGCCATCTCTCCCTTTTATGTAAGACAGCTCCACACGTGATATAATAAGAAAGTAAGGAAAGGAATCAACCCCGCTCACGCAGAACTGGAGTTCAGAATGACCGACACCACCACTCGCTATGTCACCGTTGCAGAAACCCTCGCAGTGGTGGGTCCGCGTGAGTACACGGAAGTGGAGTATCCCTACGGTTGCTCGTGCGGAGAGCAGTACCGCGCCGTGGAGTACGCGGTGGCATGCCGCAAGTGCCGCACCTATTCGATGGGTGGGCGTTGCCTGTATGTGACTGACGATCGCACCGGTGATATCGTGTGGGGCCGGTTGCCGACAGTGGCGGAGCAGATGGAGTACGAGGCGCAAGCTGAGCTCGATCGCGAGGAGTGGCTGGATGAGCTCGCTTGCCTGCGGGGCGAGGGAGAGCGGTACGAGCGCTTGGAGGCGGAGCGTCGCGAGGCTGAAGCACAGGCCGAGCGCGAGTTGATGGAAGATATCCTTTATGATATTCAGGATGGACTGATGGGGGTCGCATGATTGGTTGGTTGATGATTGCTTGCTTGGTAGGCGGAATGACGTGGTTCTTCGCTGCCTTTGCGTATACAGTGTTAATGTGGTCAAAGAATCGCAGGGAGAGAGCTAAGTGACAGTGGGTGACCTGGTCAAGTGGACCTGGTATCTAGACGGAGTTGGAACTCCGACGAAACTATCAGGCATCGTAGTTGGCTCGCGGGTGGCGAAGACTGACCGTGAGAAGGTTATGATATACAGCGTCCTCTGTAATGACGGTCATGTCGACGATGTAAGAGAGGACGTTCCAACGTTGGAGTTGATCAATGAAAGTAGGTGACATAGTGAGGCATGTGAAGACAGGTGATGTCGCACTGGTGACTCAGTTGTGGGACAAAGGACACAATCGCGGAGTAGTAGAGGTCGTGCACAAGGGATCGCTAGTGAGGTGGTTCAGGACGTCGACGAAACCCGTCAACTAAGTGTAAGATACATCGAGGTGGGGTATAATAAGAATGTAAGGAAGGAAATACCTTACGTCACTCTCACCAAGAGGTATCAAATGAAACAGGTTCTCGAAGGAATCGTAGCAATCGCAGCCATCCCCGCAGTCATCGCGGTCGTGATTAATCTCAACATGTGCCTTCACGGCTGCTGAAGGGGAGATGATGAAAGTCGGTGACATCGTACGAATCAAGGGCAACTTTCAGGTGCAGCATGCATCAGAAGAAGTGTGGCCAGAGGTGTATGGTCAGATCGGCGTGATAGTCGCACTGGCCAAGCGTCTCTATATTCCAGCCGCCAAAGTCATGGTTCTGGGTGAGGTCGCTGAGTTCGACATCGATGAGTTGGAGCTGGTCAATGCCGAAGCGTAGTGGTGCACCAGACGTCGGTGATATGGTCGCTGAGCGAGTTGGGCTGCGGCGAGCGACCGGTCTTGTTCTGGCTAGCTGGTTGGAAACAGAGTCAGGGATTGGCATAGACGAACAAAGGTTCGAGGTCCTTTGGGCTGACGGTGTGATAGGCGAGCACATTGAGGATCAACTGGAGAAGATCAATGCAAGTCGGTGATCTTGTACAGAATCTAAACTCCGAGTCTAGGATGCCCGGTGTTATTGTCGATATCGAATCGCGGCCGCTGGAAGGCGGATCATGCGGAGGAACGTTCGAAGCTCCTGTAGTTCTATGGTCAGATGGCCGATGCGGCTGGATCATGCCTAACATGGTGAGGGTGGTAGAAAACAAAAGCGACGTGTAAGATGAGACCATGTGGGGTATAATAAGAATGTAGGGATGGTCCTACAACAAAACGCGCTCCTCACCAAGGAAAACAAAATGTCAAAACAACGCCTCTCAGAACTAATCATGCTCGGATACTCATCCGGAATCGGCATCGTCGCCGTCTTGCTCGCAGCCTCATCGGCCTGGGCGTAAAGGATTATCATGCACAGGGTTGGAGATACTGTCGTACATAAAGACTACCCGTCACAATTGGGTCGGGTGGTTGCGAAGCATAAGAGTACCGGTCTCAATGGTGCTATTATCTATCTCGTCAGGTGGAACAGATCGGGAGATTGCTCTCGACACATTGGTTTTGCTTTGAAAGTCGCATTCAAAAAGCTGTAGTAGGAGAAGTTGATGCAGGAATACGGAACGAAAGAAAAGATTTGGGATGCTGTCGCATGCGTGATGTTTGCGATATCATTCTTTGTGCTGACGTGGGTCGCATTCGCGATGGACGTGATCACGACAGGGATGTGATGCCGAGGAAGAGAAGAGTAATCGATGGGTATGGGATGATCGTTGTCTATGAAGAGACAACCACAACCCAGTGGGTGCAGATGGTAGGTGAAGCAATGGTCCGCTGCGATGACGCAGCTAAGAAGACCGGGAGAGGTGCTTGGATCGTCTTCGAGCCGGGGAGGACTCAGTCCTGGTTCGGGGGAGAACCCGCGAATCTCTTGGGCACTGCCAAGATCGATCCCACGCTTTGGATCCGCGACGAGTGGGTGCGGAAAACCGAATACGAAAAAGATGTGAGTTAGGGTGATAAGTGGAAAAAGAAAAACATCCAACGTTGTTTGAGTTTGTCGTAGGAGTATGGTTGCTCATTGCCGGGATTGTCTGGGTGTGCAACGAAGTGATCCCGACAATCAGGAACTTCCTGTAAGATGAGCCCGGGTGGGGTATAATAAGAATGTAAGGAAGGAAATACTTCAAGTCCTTACAAACCTCCTCACCAAGGAAACATCATGAACCTCCTCAAGAACTACAAAGAACGAATCGAAGGCCTCCTCATCCTCGGCGTGCTGCCGATGGCAGTGATTGGCGCACAGATCCTCGACCTCTGTAAGCACTGCTAATGGAAGTAGGTGATCTGGTAAAGCATAAACGGTTTAACATCTGTTATTTGGTGACCAAAGTTGACAATTCAGCAATGGTGGGTGTCTTAGAAGCTGGTGAAATAAGGTACATAGCACAAGAATGGCTGGAGGTGGTAAGTGAAAGTCGGTGACTATGTCTATGACTGGGACTTCGGCCTGCTAGGGCTGATCGTAGACAAGCTGCCCTGTAATAGCTTTGTTCTCCTGTATGAGGATGGTGAGCAGGGCGAGGCATTTGAGAATGCACTCAGCCACCCGGTCAAAGTAGGTCTGTGCGCTGAAGAGGGGGCGCCCCGGGGCGCGGGCTCTCACCCAGCAAGGGCGCCCCTACCATAGCCCTAGGGGGCCTACCCCTCTCTGCCATAGGGGGCCCGGCCCCGGGCGCTACCCCCTAGAGCCTAGGGCCCCCCACCCTGGAGGGCGGGGCCCCCTGGCCCCCTGTAATCAGTCGGGGCGTACCCCCTGGGAGGGGCCTAAGTCTACGCATTTTTTTCCGGAGAATTTTCCGAAAACTTTTTATCCCTTCAACGAAGAGAACTAAAATAGCTGCGCTATTGAAAACTGGAAATGGCCAAACTCAAAAATTTCTTCCGGAGAAAAATTGGAAAACTTTTTAAAAAGTTTGTACACAAGCGGTCAGTACAGTAATATATTCTATCTGGCAGAAGAAACCAGGTACCAAGTTCAGTTCAATAATTAGGAGAACACATGAATTATAGCAAGACTAAGTCAACTAAGCGCTTCACCTTTGGTGTGAGTCGCAATTCCACCTCTCACAAGGCGGGATCGAATATTGTCACCATCGCCACAAACGGTGACACGGATCGATACAGCTACGGCACAACTCAGCTCAACCTAACGGTTCGTGAGGCTCAAGCGCTTAACAGCTTCCTCAACGAGCAGTTCAAGGACGACACGAGCCCCGGTAGTCTTGACATCTGATTCTAGTTGATCAAGTTGCTAGGGACGCAGGGTAAAACCTGCGTCCCTTTTTTTATTTTTAGTGAGCGTTGTGAATAATTAATTGTATTGGGCTAGGAGAAAGTCAATGGATCCAAACACTGCAGCAGCCGTTATCATAGATAGCTTAGGCGCGATGCGTCTTAAAGCAGCAGATGACGATGAATTTCTCGATATGGTTACAGACGAAACATGGAAAATGAGAAAAGAGCTTGGCCTCATAGGAGATACCAATTGGCCATACGCGGTCGAGGAAGCGATCAGAGGCCTACTTGGAATAGAGCACACACGCAGAGAGCCAGAACACTGGTATGGCGAATCAGGTGTCGCTAATGAAGGTGCAATCAAGCTAACACGGAACACACTCAGATCGCTTATCAAGGAAGAATTATCTCGTTTAGTCGAGGATCCCCATGGAGGGGGACATACTCAGGGCAACGGGCCGACCTTTACCGGAGCGGGCCCCGGGGCACATCCTCTCCGAGGTTTCTCCGACGATGATGACCCACATGGAGATGCAGCAGAGGTCGACCGAGGTTTCATCGACGGATACGAAGGAGTGCCTCGCGCAGAGAACGCGACAGCAGACTATGACATAGGCTTCGAGCAAGGACAGATGCATGCTCGATCAGAAGAAGAAAAAGGCCCACGACGATGATAACACTCGACCAAGCAGCATTGATGGTGATCGAAGACTATGCCGCTCATCATACCGACAGCGACGTCGAGGCAGCCAAGTCCGAGCTAAAAGCGCTTTATGACGAAGGTAGTGGCGAATTCGAAAAAGAATTTGACGAATCCGCATTTGTCATGGGTAAATCATCTTGGGAACGCAATCCGGATTACCATGAAGCGCTTAGAGATGAAGTCGAGGCCCTAATAGGTGTTCCGGGCTACAGTAACCAGATTAAAGGAGAGTCAGCTATGAAGCTAACACGCAATACGCTAAGACAGTTAATTAAAGAAGAGTTAAGTCGCTTAAACGAGAATGATCCACCTGGATACTCAAAAGATCATCCAGCCTTCTCAGGAGATAAAGTAAGTGCAGGTGAGCTTGGTCACAGAGACGTATTCGATGGCATGCCTCAAAAGACAGAAGAAGAACTCATCGCATTAGGTTACACTAATGAGTGGGACTATGACGCCTACGTCGATGGTTATGAGCAAGGAATTCACGACAAGGGCTTTAAATCATGAAACTCACTAAGAAGAGACTACAGTCACTCATCAAAGAGGAGTTGAGTCTACTTGAGACCAACAAGGGTGTCGGAAAGAGCGGCAGACCATGGGCGCTGGATCCCATGACAGGACAGAAACACTGGGGCAAACTCCCAAGTGAAGACCACCCAGGAAATCCCACATCTGACGTTGAAAAAGAGGAAGCCGAGGAGACAAACGAGGCGGGCGACGCTTACTTCGTGATGGTCGATGACCTGGTCACATCCTTAGGGGGCAGGGTCGCTTCTAGAGTCAGCGGAACCGAGGATGAGGTCTACATCATGACAGGCGGGGAAGAAGGCATCACAGTCAAAGTCGTAAGGAGAGGCCGATGAAACTCACTAAGAAGAGACTACAACAGATAATTGCAGAAGAGAAAGCACGCTTAGACGAGGCACCCAAGACGCCTGATGAGATGTTCGAGATGGCTAGGCAGCGTATTATTATCGCTATGGAGAAGCTAGAAGTCGATGATCATGTGGGCGTGCTCCCTGCTCTCGAGGAAGCGTTAGGTCTCATGAATCAAGCACAGACGAAAAAGATGCACGCCAAATGAAACTCACCAAACAACGACTGCAACAGATCATTCAAGAGGAGTCTGATGTCATTGATGAGGCCCGGGCAGTATCTCTTGCGCAGGGCCGTGAGCCTAAGTATCGCGTAGGTCAGATGATCCACGCAGCGCTTCCTTACGACCAAATTCGGTCAGTTCTTGGAATATATCGCATGGATCTAACTAGCGCGTGGTATGATAAGGCGGAAGCAAAGGTACGAGAGGAATTCACCAACATCCTCATTGAATTGGCAGAACAGATAAAGGAAGGGGATAAAACCTCTTAGGAAACATATTTATAAACACCCATGGTTTAAACTATAAGGAACACAATCATGAAACTTAATAGATCAACACTACGTCGTCTGATCAAGGAGGAGCTCACTCGAGAAGTCGAGGAGGCTCAGCTTGATGAAATTGGCGGTCACGGCTCAGCTGCGGGCCGCGCAGCGGCCGACGAGAACTTCAATGCAGCCGTTGAGACGCTCATGCAACTTATGGGTGCTACCCGTGAGGCTGCAGTCGCTGCAGTCGCATCCCTCCGCGGTGGTGGACAGGAAGGTGACACATGGCACGGTGGTCTCAATGTCGGCTCACCTGATGCGAAGCTCCCTGGGGTAGTGCAGGGTGCGCACGAAGGGGTTGAGACAATAGAGGACCCTTTAGCTGAAGGCGGGGCGTCCGTCTCGGACTGGAACGTCCTGCCTCAAGGATGGGCGATGTACATCATGGGTAAGGTCGGACCAGAAGTCTGGAGGCGGATCGGTCCCGGAATGGACAGGGGCAACTACGAAAGCCTCTTAGCTGACCAAGGTTGGTCAGAAAAAGATGTGCGCGCTGTGTCACGTATTCCAGAGTCCGAGGAAGACGAGGGACCTGTGGTCGCTGAGACAGAACGGGTCGTGACTACAGGTAATTCTACTGTGACACATAGTTCGGACGGCGGTGCTTCTTTTTCAAAGGTGCAAACAGCCGCTGAATCTAGACTGCCCGGATCTCTACTCGAGGTTCTCGAGGGTCGCTTCGAGAACTTGAGTGAGAATATGTCATTTGAAGACTTAGACGTGATTGCTGATAAGCTTGAAGCTGGGGGTGCACCTGCTGATATGATCAACTCAATTGTCGATGATATAATGAATCTAGACTTTGGTGGCCTAACTGCTGCAAAGTCAGGTGACAGCGCATCATATAGTGCAGCTATTGCTGATGTGCCGGGTGCCGCGGCGCAAATAGAAAAAGGTCAAATTAGTGATGAGTTGATCAAACAAATTGCCCAAGCGGCAGCCGGTATCAATGCTGACACACCTTCTTCTGAAGAAATGGCTGCTGATCTTGAAGGTAGCCATACTCCTGAAGAGATGGCAGCTGCCAAGGCCAAGGTGCAAGCTGACTATCCTGAGCTGTATCAAGGTCGAGGTGTTCAATATCCTGAGCAATATGCCGAAGGATTTTCAAATAACCGCCTTGGTAAATTGGCCGGAATCCTGGAGGACTAAACATGTCACGTGAGTTAGGCTACTACGAGCTCAAGTTAATGATGCTCAAAGAAACTAGACAGCTAAAAGAAGCATCTCAAGCTGATGTCGAGTATGCTCTGGAAGACTTACGTCATGCTGGTCTTTCCCCCGGGATGATCTTGGATGGATTACAAAACGATATCTATAGCGACGGTCCACTCCGAGCACAGCTAAGTCTTTTTAGGCAAGATCTGGCCGGTGAGGGCGCAACCGATGGGGGAATACTGTGGGCCTGGGTTGAACATCGTATGAAAGTAGAAGGTGAGGGGCCGATAGAGGAAGAACTCTCTGACCTCCTTAGACTGAATATTGATAGCCAAAAGAAGGCTCCCATGCCCGGTTTTACGAAAATGGGTGAGTCTGTTACCAAAGGCCTTCCAAAACTTCGCGGTAGAAAATATCGAAAGGTCTCTGGGAGTGAATTACGTAATATGATAGCTGAGGATTGTGGATCCGCAAAAAAGTTAGGAAAATTTGACGATCTCGAAGATACTAATATCTCTCCTGACGAGGCCTATCAAGCTGGACATGCTGTTGCTCATGAGGAAGATGCACCTCCGCGGAGCATTGATCCCACGCTTCCTAAGGGAGTTATAACTAAGGTGCAAGGTGCTGAGCCCGACATGGATGGAGACGGTATGGGTCCGGATGGCGGCCGGCCATTAGGTAACGGTGGTAAGTCTAGAATGGCCAGGGAACAACTTCATCATATCGCCGAGTATGCTGTCGAACTCTGGAACTTACTTGATGACGAAGATGAGATCCCTGAATGGTGTCAAAGTAAGATAGCTGTCATGGGAGACGCCATGAGCAAGGTAAAGCACCATCTTGAGTATAAGATTGAGAAGCCTGCGTCTCTCTCTCTTGCTGCGGGGGAGGGCGGTCATCATGAGTAAGAAAGATTTTTCTTCATATGACCTCTGGAATGCCTGGCGTGATTTCAACCAAACAGGCAAGGACCAGTCTGAGGGCGCGACGAGCGTCCTAAATGAGGACGCGAGTGGGCCCGGATCTCAAACGCTAGCGACTGAAAGTGAGCAGCTCGCGCCGGCGCAGCGCCGGAGAATGAGAGTCGACATGAAGTTGCCGGTGAAAGATGTATCTGTTCAAGGCGTAGAGGATATCCTTAATGTCCCTCATGGAAGAACCGATTCAAGTTTACCTTTGACAGATATCCCCGATACCGAACAAGAGCTAGTTCAATTAATGAATTATCTTCTCAGCATGGGTGTTCCCAAAAGCGAAGCTCAGCGCATGGTGGATAATGTTATGGACATGATTCCAGTTAAAGAGGGCGTCACCATTGATCATATCATGGAGGCGTGCGGATGCGGCGGCATGGATAAGTCAGCTGATTCAATCCCAAACATGGGAAGGATGCTAGACTACGGCGATGAGAATGATTCAGACGAAGGAGAACACGCACGTGATCAACTTCAGGTCATCAACTATCTTTCCGGAATGCTCGTCAACGCTCTTCATGATGAGGATGATCTTCCCACGTGGGTTCAAACTTACGTTACACAAGCGGAACTCCTTATGCAGAAGACCTTTAAATATCTCGTTCCCCATATGCAGCGTGTAGAGACGGGTGAAGCGCAACAGGCCAGCCAGGGAGGTGATGGTAATGTTTTGGTCGTTGCACAGGAGTCAAAGACTCCCACTCACAAAGCTAAGTCTCGCGCCGACGCTCGCGTACGGGATATTGTACGGGCTTCGCGTAAATCTGGCAAGATGGAAGCAATTAAGTTGTCTGATATATTTGAAGATTGATTCTAAAGTTACTTTAGAGCTACTCAGGGGGTCTCTCGTTGTTACGAGGGTCCCCTTTTGTTTATCCACTCATTAATGACGAACTAAGCAACAGATAAAAACGTGGTTAATCCCATAATTATGTCTATGTTGTCCCGAATTAAAGAATTTTGTCGAAAAGTGCGACGGCCGCTGGTAAAGATGCTAAAATTCATTTGGGATGTGTCAAAAATACTCATCATAGGGTCAATAATTTTCATTGGCATACCTTTCATATACGAGATTAGTCACATTCAAACTAGACTCAACGCGAACATATATGATTTCTACGGAGTGATCATTCTTTCTTATCTTGTCTACCGAATTCATATATTAGAAGCCCTGATTCATCGACTAAGAAAAGCCGAACGTGTATATTTCAACATGGAAGATGATAAGCTTGACGATGACGAGTGGTTTAAAATTGATCAATAAGTAATTTATTTTCTCTTAAGTGATTATTTATTAACAAAGGTCCCTCGTTATGTTGTCACTCGTCTTCCAATTATTGGGCGGATGGGTGTACGGTCACTTTATGGAGTATGCCGTGCACCGCTGGTTTCTTCATGGTGTCATGAAGAAAAGAGGCTCATTATTCTCTTTTCATTTTTTTCAGCATCACAAAAATTCTCGGCTGAACAAATTTAAGGACAGTGATTATGAGAGGCCTCTCGAGTTTGGTAATGCAGCCAATAAAGAGTTGATAAGCCTTGGGTTCTTATCTATTCTTCATGCGCCTGTGGCATATTACTTCCCATGGTTTTTTATCGCATCGATACTGTCAATTGGAAGTTACTACTATCATCATTATAGAGCACACAAAAACCCAGTTTGGGCTAGAAAACACTTACGGTGTCATTTTGATCATCACATGGGGAAAAATCAAGACAGTAACTACGGTGTGCGATCTGATTTCTTTGATAGGCTGTTCGGAACTAGAGAAAATTACAGCGCCGAAAAAAGGGACAGATATGAAAAAATAATAAAACTTCATGCTCGCTATGAAAAAAGACGAAAAAAATGAAAAAATTCTTTTGTATTGTAGTGTTTCTTTGTTTTGGTTGTCAACCTGAAGCAATTGCTAGTGATTTTATTAGTATTCCGATTCATGAAAGCTCTGATTTAGAAGCGATTCCTGCTGATTTTAAAGAAAAGGTAATAAGGAAAAGAGTTCCATTCATTAGATCATACTGGATATCTCCCCCCGATATCAGACTCTGCTTGTCATCAGGAGTTTCTGAAGTAAGGCTTAGAAAAGCACTGACATATTGGGAGCGACTGGGTTATGAATTTGGCGTCATTACCGTTGAAAAGAGTTCATATGAATGCTCTTCTGGCGGTCGATATGGAGAAATAACAATTCTTCTTTTTAACAACTCCGTTAATTTTGATTTTTCATCTCATTTAGCAGTTACTCAAGTCTATTATCACACTTCTTTAAAACACATCATGAAGGCACAGATTTACATTAACTCGTATGGATCGAAAAAAGAAAGAACGCTTGAACATGAAATCGGGCATGCACTAGGTTGGGCACATTATAATCGACGTTATCACATTATGCATGAAAATCATAATTTTGGAGGCCATGATTCAACGGGCCTTAAAAGAAACGCTTACAATGATCACATAGAAGATATAACTAACACTTCTGATTGATATTTATAGTTTATGGAAGCGCTACTACGCGAATATGTTCGTGCTATTCTCTTGGAAGAACCCGGCCGGAGCTATCATACTCCTAACATGACTCCAATTGACATGCTAGACCAGGAAGGATTAAAAGTCACAAGCTACTATGACTCAACAGTTGAAGAATGGGTTGTGAATATAGAGAAATTGAATAAAAAAACAGATGAATGGGATGAACTTTTTACAAAATCATTCAAAGATGGAGAAGAAGCTAGCTTCTGGATGAATCAACAAGCAGAATTGAATCAACGAAAAAAATTCTCACAAGATGTTGACTTTAACGACTAGAGCTTAATAATTAAGCGCTAAGATTCAAGATGAATCATTTTGGAAAAATCATGAAAACGCTCACAACACTGTCAGTTTCTATTATTGCCATCGCCAGTTCTTATATAAGTGTCGATGGATCACTAACTACCGCTTCGAAAGATGATAAAGTGCATGACAAGGCTGATGTGATAATTGCTACTCAATGCCCTGATGATAGGAATGTAATTTATAGAAACCTAAGAGAAGAGGGCATTGTATCTAAGATCAAAACGCAATCAGTTAATCGATCTAGAGTGGCCGAGATTAAAAATAGACCATAGTTTTAAACATTTCCAGCTAATTTGTTATAAATTTATTGTTGTAAACCATCATACGACAATAAAACAATAAGATAATTAAGTTAGGTGAACAGAACAGATGGGCCCTAGTAACCAATTCTTCAGATACAATATTGATAGAGACTTTATAATAACGTTAGGGATTCTTTGTGTCCTTGATAAATCTAATAGCACCATCGAATGGCTTGAAGAAATAATGAAGAACTATGAATCAAAACAAATATTGATCAACATCGAAGCCCTCAATAGAGGAATTATTCCTTTTAAAGAATCTTCTAAGATTAATGAATGCCTTAATTCTGTGACTCATGAAGAAGGATTGAAATTAAAAAGAAAATTTAGAAAGCTTCAAAGAAAATACAGAAAACAAAATTCAAGGAAAGACTTTCAAAAGCGTTACGGGGTGTGGAGTGAAGACCCTAATTTCTTACAAAAACATGAAAGAAAAAATTTAGTATTTGATGCTATAGAAAAAGAACTAGATGGCTAATGATTTTTATAAAACCCTCGGGATTCAAGAGAGCGCATCTCCAAGTGATATCAAAAAAGCTTATCGAAAGCTAGCATTAAAATATCATCCGGATAAAAATCCTGACAAGGCGCACGGGAAAAAGTTCAAAGCTATCACTGAGGCATACAATACTCTTTCTGATCCCGATCAAAGGGCAAAGTACGATGCACGTAATTCTCGACCAGACATAGATGATTTTTTTAGTGGGTTTGGCGATATTTTCCGCGGAATGGGCTTCGATCCATTCGCAGAAGCAGGGAAACAAAGGCGTCAAGAAACTAGACAAGAGATTAACAATGGTGATGTTTTAGCACAAGTAGTAATTGATCTTGAAGACGTTGTCTACGGAACAGACAAAAATGTTAAAATTGTTCGACACACTTACTGCAAGCCTTGTAACGGTAAAGGATATCCAGAAAATTCACCTCCGTCCGAGTGTAATACATGTCAAGGCCATGGCCGGATTCGAGTAAACAAAGGGTTTATGACAATAACACAGACATGCCCGCAGTGTTCAGGATTAGGTGTAGTCATTGTTAAACCGTGCATGCCGTGCATGGGTAATGGTCATGAAAGACTAGTGGACGTCATAACAGTAAAAATCCCAAAAGGCGTCTATCAAGGAACTAGATTAAAGGTGTCGGGAATGGGCGACAAAGTCAATCCGAGACGCCCGGCCGGGGATGCGTACATACATGTAGGACTCAAGACACATAAGCATTTTGAAAGAGATGGGCTCAATCTTTATTCAGAAATGCCAATACCATATTCGTTAGCCGTGTTAGGCGGAGAAACATTTGTCAAAACTTTGTGGGGTATGGAAACTATTAAAGTGCCAAAGGGCACACAGTGTAATGATGTGCTGACAATTAGAGGGAAAGGGCTTCCATCTCAAAAAAATGGAAGGGGTGATCTCTGTATTAACGTTTTGATTCATGTCCCTAAGCACCTAGATGACAATGCTGTAATAGCCGTTCAAAATTTAATCGATCATGGCTCGTAAAAAAAAGAAATCGACAAAAGAGAAAAAGCCTGTCATTGAAGAGCTAGGCGGATTCAAATTAAATGATGAGGTGTGGGCAGAGTACATAGGCGGAAAAATAATTCAGGGGCGCATTGTCAGTCTTTTAAACACAGAGCCTGACGGTTATATTGCGTGTCTGATGACAGTCGACAGAGGTTATCGAACCGTCCTGTTAGAAAAATGTAGCTTAACGATTATCAAAAAACGTAAAATCAATAAGACACAACTATGATATACTTAGATAGAAAACGATCAATATCATATACAGGTGTTGCTATTGACATGTGCTCTAGGTTGGCCGCGGCACTATGTACTATCCCTACGATCTCACCCTGCTTATTAAAAATTCCTGCGCCCGAACTTCCGGGACGGGCGGGAATAGTGAAGTATGCATCCATGAATTGATCTAGGCCAGTGTAGTAACCGTCAAAAATGAGCGCATTGCCAGGAGAAAATATTGATCTGGGGGCTGCTATTGAGTAAACTTTTTCTCCTGTGTGAGGCATGGATCTTGACAGAGGAAGTCCGGGATCCCAAATATCTGATATTTCGAGCAGACAAAGATCGTGTTCAAAACTAATACCGATAATTTCAGCTTCGTGAGGATAACCAAAGTAATCGTATACGATGACATCTGAAGTGCTTTGATATTCACTATCAGGTCCGCTCGTTAATCCTAACCACACCATTTTCGGTTCGCATGCGTGTCCTGCTGTCAAAATGTGAGTCTGATTTTTATTCATTGACTGCACTATGATTCCTGAAGCGCTTAAGCTAATTCCACCCAGCTCTTCACTATCGACAGCGATGAATACAAATGACTCAAATGGAAACTTAATTTCTTCTGATTGAGGGATAAACGCGTATTCAAGTGACTCAGGTTTGTGTTCGGGTAAGCCCAGAGGATACAGTGCGAACATGCAAATTGCTGTGAGGAACGTAATTCTCAAACATTTTTTAAAAATTTTCCCACAGAATTGAAGGAAGTGATTAAAATTTTTCTTAAATCTATCCGTGCGTTTCACTCTTACTACCTGGCGTGCTATTATTAAATATCAATTCTTCTAGGATGTTGTTATGTTGTCTAAAAAAATTGCTGTGAGCGGTGGGTTTGACCCGATCCATGTGGGTCACGTGAGAATGATTTTAGAAGCGTCAAAGTTTGGAGAAGTTATCATTATTGCCAATTCTGATGCTTGGCTTAAGCGAAAAAAGGGCTACGTTTTTATGCCTTGGGAAGAGCGAGCTGAGATTTTATCTGCTATTCGCGGTGTTTCCTGTGTGGTTCAGGCTAGGGACGATGATGAGACAGTTTGTGAATCGCTCGAGCATTTAAAAGAGTCTATGAATCTAGATTATTTTGCAAATGGTGGGGATAGAAAGCAGAACAATACCCCTGAGATGAAAGTTTGCAGCAAACTGGGTGTTGAAATGATCTGGAATTGCGGGGGAGATAAAATTCAGAGCAGCAGTGAGCTAGTTGAAAGACAAAAAATACTTGTAAATCATTAATGTTTTGTGTATAATAAAGACATGAAGAAATCACTACTATTTGCATGCTTAATGCTTGCTGGATGCACTAAGCGCATGCATGTTGTGCAGTATGCCGGCACTGACTTTTCTCACACATCATCGATGTGTTTGGACGCACTTTTAGTCAATATGGATAAAAGTAACTGCACTCATACATCGATGACGTCTGGACGGGGCCTCTTGATTGTGCAGTGTGAAACAAAAGATCAAGAAGTAGAAAATTTTTGGATAGATAATACATTCTTTATCGTTCCAACAAACCCAAATATAGAAATTATTGATGGTATCCCGCTCTGTATTGACTATAATTTTGGTGTATATGTTCCAGTAGAGCTTACTGTGCCCGAGGACAAGACTAGTGAGTAAATTAATGATGACAAAGACAGGATATGATGATATCATGTCTAAGATTGACGCGCTTAATCAAGATTTGAAAATTGCGAATCAGTCTGTTGCTGAAGGGATTGAATCAAGAGATTTTAGAGAGGACTCAACCTTCAGCGTCGCAGTTGAAGAAAGATCAAAAATTCAAAATAAAATAAGGGAGTTGGAAGATATCGTCAACAACTGTACAATTGCTCAAATAGATTCTAGTACTGATTTTATTGATTTTGGAAAATCAGCAGAACTCTTGAACGTAGACACGGGCGATGTAAGGGCGTTTACAATTGTCGGTGCATACGAATCTGACCCCAAGAATGGAAAAATAAGCTACTTATCACCCGTTGGAATGTCTATGATGGGATCAAAAGTGGGCGACGAATTTGAAGTCATTACTCCAGCAAAAGAGGTTTGTTGGGAAGTCTTAAAAATCTTTA